GACAGTCCATCGAGGGCGGACTGACCGCGGGAGCGCTGCGAGGTAAGCAGAAGACGTATCTCGTGCGGACCGGCGTCAACGAGGGGATGCTCTTCCAGCGCTTCGGGCGCGCGCGCGACGACACCATGCCGCTGTTCAATACCCGCGCGCAAACCAGGGTGCCAGCGCGCCGCTTCTTCTTCTCTACCGCCGAGCGCATCATCGAGACGCGGTTCGAGATGCATCTCGAGCGCGCGATGCAGCAGGCGCTCTGGGGTCGCGGGGCATACCGCGGATGACCCTCAAGCACCATCGCCGTGAGTACTTCGTCACCCACCCGGATCCGCATCGCAACGGCCCGATTGTGGTGACGCTCGCGGATCGCGGGATAGTCGTGCAATGGGCGGGTGCCGACGGCGCGCCGCTGCTGTGCTTGAGTCCGGCCGACCTCATGACCGTCGCACGCATCGAGCGCGCGGAAAGCGATCTCCAGTGGCTGCGCGAGGAGGCCGAGCAGGCCGTCGCTGCCATCAAGGAGTCGCGTGACGAGCTGAGGTCGATGATTAGAGCGGTCAGGGGAGCTGCGCAGTGATGACTACGTCTGCGCGACGTCCTGCCTTCGTGACCGCCACCGTGGCGGCGTGCAGGGGCTGGTCGGCGGGTTTTGCCGAGTGGGCGGGTCCTTCCGACACAGGGTCCAACGCGGGGTCCGACTACCCCGCTGTTCATCTAGCTCCAGTGTCTGGAAAAGTTGGTTTCCGTTTCATGCAGCACGCAGGGCCATTGACGGTGAGGCGGATCCCACCGCGTGGCTGAACACTTGACCGCGGCGCAGCTGCGCGAACGGCTCGACCTCGAGAAGAACGAGTTCGATCGACTGCAGCGTCATGCGATCTGGCCGAAGGCGCGCACCAAGGAAGGCGACCGCTATCCGTGGCCGGCCGCGCTGCACGCGTACGTGAAGGAGCGCGAGCGCGTCGCGCGCGCGGAGCTGCCGGACGCGGTGACTGGCGACCAGCTCGGTGAGCTCATCAACCGGACGGCGCGTACGCTGTTCAACTACCAGAAGGCGGGACTGCCGTTCGAGAGTGTCGGCCGCGGCGTGCGATACCCGCTCGTGCCGGCGATCCGCTGGTGCATCAACTATTTGATCACCGAACAGGCGGGCGCTGCCGGCGGCGGGAAGGAGATGAGTCTCGCGGCCGAGAAGGAGCGCGAGGACCTGTTGGCGGCGCGGAACAAACGCATCCTCAGCGACATGGAAGTGGCGCGCGAGCAGGGCCGGCTCGTCACGCTGGAGTTCATGCGCGAGGAGTGGGAGGAGCTCGCGGCCGCGATCCGCGACGTCCTGACGAACCTCCCTGGCGATCTCGCCGATCGCGTGCTCGGCATCACGGAGAAGCCCAAGGCGCGCGCGATCATCCGGGCGTCGGTCGACAAGGCGATGACCGCCCTGCGCGACGCGCTCACACGCGTGGCTGAACGTCAGGCGAGCGTGCTCGAGCCCCAGGGGCCCAACCCATCGGAGCGTGATGATGCTGACGACGCATCCTAGCGCCCGCCGGCTGTGGCGCGCGACGCTGCGCGATCGCGCATCGCTGTACTTCCCGTCGGTCGCGAAACCGGACATGCCCAGGTGGTTGGAAGCGCATCGCGTGCTCTCCTCCGCCAATGCGGCGGTCAGCGGTGAGTACCGGCTGGACCGCACACCGTACCTCCGCGAGATCCTCGAGGTGCTCGGCGATGAAGTGCATGAGCGCGTGGTGGTCCGGAAGTCGGCGCGCATGGGACTCACGGAGGGCGCGATCAACGGGTTCATCGCGTACGTCGTGGCGAACGATCCAGGTCCCATCATGGTGCTCTGGCCGACAAAGGACGACGCCGCCGACTGGTCAAAGGAAGTCATCCCGGATCTCTTCGAGAGCACCGGGCCACTGCAGGGGATGCTGACGGATGCTTCGCGTGCGTCTGACAACACGATCCTGCACAAGGCGCTGCCCGGCGGCCATCTCCATGCCGTGGGTTCCAACAGTCCGCGCACGCTCCGGCGACGCAATATTCGCTATCTGTTGGTCGACGAGCTCGACGCGTGTGACGCCTACTCTCGCGGCCGCGAGGGATCCGTGGTCCGCCGCGCCGAACAGCGCACCACGACCTATGACAACCGGAAGATCCTGCTCACCGGGTCACCGGAGCTGCTCGAGACCTCCCGCATCGAAAAGGAGTTCCAGCGGTCGGACCAGCGGCACTTCTACGTCCCGTGCCCGATCTGCGAGTGTCGGCAGGTGCTTGTGCTGTCGAATCTCCAGTGGGACAAAGACGAGACGAAGAGCGGGCGCCTGCGGCATCGTTTCGAGTCGGCGCACTTCCGGTGCGTGAGCTGCGGCGAGCGGATGGAGCACCGTGAGAAGAAGGAGATGGTGCAGGCCGGCAAGTTCGTGCCGCACAACCCAGGCCATCCGGTGGCCGGCTTCGCGCTCAATCAGTTCGTGAGCTTGTTTCCCAACGCCTCCTGGCCGCAGATCGCCGAGCAGTACTACGAGGCGACGAAGGACCCGCAGGAGATGATCGCGTTCGTGAACACCGTCCTCGGCGAGGCCTTCGAGGATCGGGGGACTGCGCCGGCAAAGGACGCGCTGCTGGCACGCCGGGAGAATTGGGCGGCCGAGGTGCCGCGTGGTGTTGGGGTGTTGACCGCCGGCGTGGACGTGCAGCACGATCGCCTGGAGGTCCTCGTGTGTGGTTGGGGCGTGGGGCAGGAGTCCTGGCAGGTTGCGCACCATCGGATCTTCGGCGACCCGGACGAGCGCGATGTGTGGCTCCGACTCGACACCATTCTCAACCGCCCGTACCAGCACGAGGGCGGTGCATCGATGTATGTGCGTTGGACCTTCGTTGACTCCAACGACCTGCCTGAACGTGTGCACGAGTACACCAGCGCGCGCAATGCGCGCAACGTGTTCTCGGTGCGCGGCGTCACGAGCCGCCGCGGCCGGGCGGAGCCGATGCTCAAGCGCTCCAAATCAGAGAAGGGATCCCACACGTTCTTCAACCTCGACGTGGATCGCTGCAAGGACCTGTTGTTCCGTCGCCTCCGGATCACGGCCGACGGACCAGGAAGGATTCACTTCGGACGCGCCGGCGCCGACGGCCTGGACGACGACTACCTGCGTCAGTTCGAGAACGAGAAGAAGATCGTGCGGGACGATCGATTCGGCCGCGAACACCGACACTATGCGCAGCGCGGACCCGTCGAAGCGGTCGATGTGACCAACTACGCGTTCGGCGCGCTGCTCGCCCTCGGTGATGCCGTGGTGAACGAGTTGCCGCGGCTGGTCACCGAGGTCAATGCGCGCGGCGCCGAACTCGGCCACGTGCGGGCCCAAGGCGGCCATGTCGCCCCAGCCCCAATCCTGCCGGCCATCCCCGCCCGCCGCGGGCCTCGCCTCCACTCCAAGGTCGACTGATGACGAACCTCCTCGCACCTCTCTTCCGCGTCGCGATGTGCGATCGCCGGACCGTCACGGACTTCGACTTTCGGGTCCTCGCGTTTGCGGCCCCGATGCTCGACGAGCACGATGCCCGACCGCTCAAGCTCGAGGCCATCGCGGTGCCGTTCGCCGTCGACCGCAGCAGCGTGGCGCGCGCACTGCGGCGACTGGTGGCCGCAGGGTTCCTGATCCGGGTCGATCGCGAGGATCATACCGGGGTCTGGCGATACCGGTTGCCGCGATCGCCGGAACGCTCGGCCGGGGGCTAGACACGGTCGAGTGTCCCTAGGGACACCGAAAGTTGCCCCTGAGTGTCCCTAGGGACACCGAAAGTCGGCTCCGACCACTAGGCAGTGTGCGCGCGACTGCCCACTCTGCGCGCGTGACGAACTCCGAGATGCTCGCCAAAGTTGATGGCGCGATCGACGCCATCCTGACCGGCAGCCAGTCGATGACTGTGCTCGGGCGGACGTACACGCGCGCGAACCTCGATGAGCTCTGGGCGATGCGCAAGGAGCTCACGAGCGCCGTGACCGCGGAGGCGCGCGGGGGATCCACCGTGCGCCTGGTGGTGCCGGCATGAGCCGGCGGCGCGCGATCCGCACCCCCGGCGTCACGGTGCTCAGCGCGCCGCACGCGCCGCGTGCGATGCTCATCCCTCCGGCGGGCGCCCACGATGGCGCGCGCAACGACCTGCGTGAGCTTCGCAGCTGGACGCCGTACGCCGGCAGCGCGATCTCCGACAACGTCGGCGACCTGCCCTACCTCCGCAGTCGCGCGCGCGATCTCGTTCGCAATGCGCCGCTCGCGGCGGGCGCGCGGCAGACCGTGCGGATGGGCGTCATCGGCGCCGGTCTCGATCTGTATCCACGCGTCGTGCGCGGCATCCTGGAGCGCCGGCAGGGGCTGACGAAGGAGGCGATGGACACCTTCGAGCGTGACGCCGCCGAGCTCTGGTGGGCGTGGCAGGACTCGACGGGCTGCGACATCGAGCGGTCGCGGCGCTTCCGGGCACTCACCGCCCAGGTCTTCACGAGTGCGTGGACCGACGGGGACATGCTGGTCATCCGTCGCCACAAGGCGCTGGACGGCGACGTGCTCTCCCTGAAACTGCAGCTGATCGAGGGCGACCGCCTCTCGACGCCGCAGGATAGGGTGCACGACCCACGCATCGTCGACGGTGTGGTCCGCGACGCGGATGGAGCGCCGCTCGGCTACTACGTCGAGGACGTGCATCCTGGCGAGCGGTATATCCGCCCCGGTACGCGCACCTGGACGTACCAGCCCGCCTTCGGTCCGGACGGCAGTCGCCGCGTACTGCACGTGCGCAATCTCTCCGCCGAGGACCGAATCGGCGCGGTGCGCGGCCTGCCGTCGCTTGGTCCGGTGATCGTGCTCCTGAAGCAGATCACGCGGTACACGAATGCGGAACTCATGCGGAACGTCGTGGCCTCGATGTTCACGGTGTTCATCGAGTCCGATCGGCAGCACGCCTCCTCGAGCGGCGGGCTCGCCCCGATCGATCCGAATCGCGCGGAGGAAGAGAGCTGGGAGTACCGGCTCGACCACGGCGCGGTCGTTGAGATGGAGCCGGGCAAGAAGATCAGTCTGGCGAACCCGCCGGGTCCAACCGCGACGTTTGACCCCTTCACGAACATGCTGCTGCGGCAGATGGGTGCGGCGATCAACGTACCGTACGAACTGCTGGTCCGGCACTTCTCCAGTTCCTACTCGGCCTCGCGCGCGGCCGTGAACTTCGCGTATGAGGCCTTCGAAATCATGCGCGGGTGGGTCGAGGATGACTTCGTCGCGCCGGTCTACGAGTGGTTCCTCTACGAGGCGATCGGCCTCGGGCTGCTCGACGCGCCTGGCTTTCAGGACGACCCGCTCGTGCGGCGCGCCTACTCGAACTTCCGCCTGACTGGACCCGTCGCGCCGCAGCTCGACCCGCTGAAGGAAGCGGCGTCATCTGAGCTCCGGATGTCCGCGCTGCTGTCGACCCACGAGGAAGAGACCGCGCGCACCACCGGGGGCGACTGGACCGACAACCTCGCGCAGATGATCAAGGAGCGGCAGCAGATCCGCGACGGCGGACTGGATGTCGAGGAGCGCGCCGAGCGTGTCCGCACCGAGCCCGTCAAGCCCACCGACGAGAGCGAGGACGGGCAGGCCAGTCCTGGCGGCCAGCCAGCGGAGCGCGCTGCTCGTCGTGCGGCGCTTCGCGTGCTCTTCGCCAGCGAACCTGAACTCGCGGGGCTGCGGCCATGACGCGCGCGCCCGCCATGAACGTACTGCAGGCCCTCACGGCGACGCGTTGGGCCATGCGTCGTGAGTCGCTGGAGATGATGCTCGCGATCGCTGAGCGCGATCTCGACGGGATCCTCGCGGCCGGCGTGCGCGCGGGACAGCAGTCCGACATCATCGACCCCGGGGATGAGGACGACAAGCTCCGCCGGCGTCGTGCGCTCTTCACCGCGCCCGCGACCGAGTACGCGCGGTCCCCACGCGTGGGGATCCGCGACGGCGTGGCGATCGTGCCGATCCTCGGCCCGCTCTGTCGCTATGCGTCGTGGATTCAAGAGGTCTGCGGCATGACGAGCTATCAGCTCGCGGCCATGGACCTGCAGGCCGTGCTCGACGATCCGTCCGTCGCCGCGGTGATGGTGCACCTCGACACCCCTGGCGGTGAGGTCAACGGCTGCGCGGAACTGGCCGAGCTCATCTACGCGGCGCGCGGTCGCAAGCGCATCGTGGCCATGGTGTCGGATGGTGCGGCGTCTGCCGGCTACTGGATCGCGGCGGCGTGCGATGAGATCGTCGTCTCGCCGGCGGCCTATGTGGGATCGATCGGCGTGGGGTTCGAGATCGTCGACTACGGCGACATGGAGCGCGAGGCCGGCATCAAGCGGTTCCGCATCGTGAGCTCGCAGAGTCCGAACAAGGTGCCGAACCCCGAGGACGAAGCCGGACGCGTCGTCCTGCAGCGCGAAGCCGATCAGTTCGCCGGCGCATTCCTTGAGGCGGTCGCGCGCTACCGCGGCTGCACTGTCGCGGACGTGATCGCGCGCGGCGACGCCGGCGCGGTCTTCATCGGCCGACACGCGGTGTCGCAGCAGCTCGCCGATCGCGTGAGCACATCCGAATCCTTGCTGGCGGAACTTGCCGGCCGTACCCCCGCGCCCCCCGCGCCTTCGCCGGCGGTCGGTGCGGTCCACTCCATGGAGACCCCGATGTCGAAACGGTCCACCTCCGCCCAAGCGAGCGCGCCGCGTGCGCTGCGGCCCGGCGACGAGATCACCTGCAAGGTCACGCGCGAGGTGCGGTTCACGGAAGGCGCCGCCGCGACCGTCGCCGAGATCCGCGAGAACGCGACCGTCATCGCGATCAAGGAAGGCGACGAGGAGAAGCGGTGGTTGCTCGCCGAGGAGGTCGATGGCGGGACGGCCGCCGGCACGGAGCCGACGGACGAGCCGGTCGAGGATGAACCGGCCGCGGTCACCACGGCGTTCCCCAAGGCTGCGGCCGCGATCGCGGCCACGGCAGCGACGGTCGAGCGCGAGCGCATCCAGGGCATCCTGTCTCTGCCTGGATCTGCTTCGCACGCCAGCGTGGTGCAGGCCTGCATCGCAGACCCGACGTGCACGCGCGCGATGGCGGCAGAGCAGTTGCTCGCCGCGAAGCCCCCGACGCCGACGCTCGGCCAGCACCTCACGGCGTTCTTCGCCGCCGAGCGCGAGAACGCGCCGCCGTCGCCCGGCGGATCGTCCGCACCGAGCGGCGACGACGCGCGCGCGCAGGAGATCCTTGCGGCCCGTGCGCTGGTCCGCGGCCAGTAGTTCCCACTCTCCCCCTTTCTCTCTCTCAGCTCCCGAGGCCTCGCTATGGAACCGCAGATCACCACGGAGACGTCGCCGAACGTCGACCACATCCGCGCGGGGGAGTTCCCCGCGCTCACGGAGGACGTCACGATCGCGAGCGGCCAGGTGCTCGCGGTGGGCGCCGTGCTCGGGCAGGTCACGGTCGGCGCGGCGACGCCTGCCGCCGTCGCCGGCAACACCGGGAACGGCACCATCGGTGCGGTGACGACCGGCGCCGGGGCGAAGCCGGGCGTCTACCGCGCCGTGTGCATCGAACCGGCGACGAACGCGGGCGTGTTCGTGATCGAGGATCCGGAGGGCGTCATCATCGGTCGCGCGACGGTGGCCGTGGCCTTCAGCGGCATCCTCGGCTTCACGATCGCCGACGGCGGCACCGACTTCATCGCCGGAGACTCGTTCACGATCACCGTGGCGGCCGGCTCGCTCGAGTACCGCCTTGCGGTCGCCGCGGCGACCGACGGCTCCCAGGCGCCGAAGCGGATCCTCGCGAAGGCGATCGACACGACGGCGGCGGCCGCGAAGGCGCCGGTCTACAAGACGGGGGAGTTCGCGAAGAACAAGCTCGTGTTCGGCGCCGGGCACAGCGCGTCCACCGTCGAGGCCGCGCTCCACGCGGAGAACATCTACCTCCGCGACACGCTCGCGGCCTGAACGGGCTGACGCCCAGGAGACCACCCGATGTCCTTCAACACGCAGACGCTCCGCAAGGTCCTCGAGGACCTGCGCACCCCCCGGAGCTTCCTGCTCGACACCTTCTTCCCCGAGGTCGTCGAGTCCGATTCGGAGAAGATCGAGTTCCACAAGATCAAGGGCAAGCGGCGCATCACGCCGCTCGTCCACCCGACGCGCGCCGGCAAGATCGTCGACAACGCCGGCTTCGAGGTGGTGACGTTCAGCCCGGCGTATGCGAAGGACAAGCGGCGCTGGGATCCGGGCGCCCCGCTCAAGCGTGTCGCCGGCGAGCGCATCGGCGGCGAGCTCTCGCCACAGCAGCGGCTGGACGCGCTGCTCGGCGCTGCGCTCGAGGATCAGCTCAAGATGCTGACGATGCGCGA